GTCGAGCCTACAGACTTGTGCAACAAGGACTCATCCATGTCGCCTTTGGTGGTGGTGATCATCATCCGAATGTCCTTGCTCGCGTCAAGATTGCGCCGCCAGAAGTTGAGCCACGGTCATCAGCAATCTGCAACTGCTCTAAGCCAGCAGCATATAAGGATGACCACACAGAGATTCTCGCATCATCCTGTAGGTAAGGCGCAGCCTGTAAAAGTGAACCGTACAAGTAAACGTCCGGCGCTTGCGTCAACAGAAAATTGGTTGCAACAGTCGATGACAACTTTGTCAACTTTGCGTAGTAAACCAATTCAGCGGTGTACTCGCCATCAGGTATCGGCAACAGTCGGAATTGATTTCCCACCACGCTGAAATACAGTGGCTTGCCACTGGACAAGTAAGTGGTGTTTGAAAGTGAGTCCATTGCATCAATGGTCTGAAACTGCAAATTTGTGATCGGATTGGTATTGAGCTTGATTGACTTTGTTTCTAAGAAGTCATCAGGCACTGTGCCGTATTCAGCAGCCGCCGCAAATGTTGCGTTGGCTCGCACAATCATCTGTCTGGTGCGTAGCTGGCGCTCCATCTGCGCCTCGGCCAGACTGATGAAGTCAGGAATAACTGAAGTCAGGTCAGACCGATTAAGCCAATCAGCCAGCGATGTCTTCAGTTCGGTGTAGGTGGTCAATGCCATTTAGACTGCCTCTTTTTCTTGGACTTCACGCATCACCCAAGTGTGGTCATGCTTAAATTCAAACATTCCAATGTGGCCTATTTCCTTGCTCACATCGTGATCAATCCATATCTTAAAGCCTGCCTCTCTAGCTTTCTTACAAAAGAAAACATCCTCTCCAATATACCCACGCTTGTCATGCCGCCATGGAGTCTCAAACCAAGGCTCTGCTAACTTTGCAAAGACATTGGCCTTGATCAGCATCACGCCCATACCAACTGAGCCAACCTCTTGCAGGCCGGTTGTTTCTGGCATCGTATATACCAACTCACGCTCGCCATTTTCTTTATAAAGCTGTGCGGTCGGTCCTGTCGGCATACGTCTGCGAGCGCAGTTGGTTGCCACGATATCAACGTCATGTTGCAGCAAACGCTCAATCATGTCCTGTGGAAACCGCATATCTGAATCAATAAAAAGTACATGAGTGCATTTTTCACGCATCGCGTCTAGGCACAATTCAGCTCGCTGATTGGCGATAAGCGTTCCCTGTGATATTTTCAAGCTAATGGCATCATTGGTGTTCAATGTGTGATTAGCCACCATGTTGACAAGATCATAGGTAAACATGGTGTGAACCATGTCACGCGCTGGTGTGCATACTGCGATGTATTTCATACTTGTCCTGGTCGTACACGAAAAAATCTGTTCTCTGGATCATTGAGCCAACGCTTCATGTATTCCTGATCATCCAGCTTGCCCTCTGCTCTCAACTTAGCATATATCGACATGGGAATGCTTGCAACGCGGTGGAATTCACCCTTCCAGCCAGCACGCTCATCAACCATATTGAATTCTTGTTTGTTCTCTTCAATGATGGCCGTTACATCTTGTTGCGTCTGAATCGTTGCCTCATCAGTCTCATCGTTGTAGTGCCAGTAGCGCGTAATGCCCTGATCTTTGTCTTCGCTGAATATTCTTTTTTCCATGTAAATAAGGGGAGGATTTCTCCTCCCCTTTTTCCTCTCAGTTGATTAAGAAGTGATCAAGTCTGCTGCCAGACCATGTGCGTTTTCTGCCAACACTTTGTGGCCGTATTCAACCAAAAGCATACGCTTCTCGGCATCACCGGTCTTCGCCAACTCAACTTGTTGGTAAGGACGGAGGACAACCATTTTTGCGTACTCAGGATCAAGTACCCATGCATCACGCTCGCGTTGAAATCTATTGGGAATTACGGAAACTTGGCCGAAGTCGCTGACGTAGATGTCGGCTGCCCCAATGATGGTTGCAGGACGATCACCGCCATTGATGTTGTAGCGAGCTGATGCAATGCCAGAGAAACCGGACACGCGCTGCTTGTTGACAGGACCAACCATCAAAATCTTAGGTGTGCCGCCTTGTGTCCATACTTTTTGAATCACATTCTTGAGAATGGTTTCAGTGAAAGTGCGAACTGTGCCGTCAGTGCGAGCTGAGTTAGGCAAAGTGGTGTAACTAGGATTCACGCCGTTGGTGGTGTCATAGTCCACGTTGGTTTTGATGAAAGCACCCAAAGAGGCAGTCACGCGAGCTGTGGTGGTGTTACCAGCAACAGCAATACCGCCGTTCAAGAAAACGAATTCTTGGTCACGTTTCAATTCAGAACCGCGCTTGGCGATCTGATAGGCCAACTCAGAACGGCGGCCTGCTTTGTTGACAACTTCTTCAGTGTTCGACAAGACAATAGTCTTGCGTGAAATCTGAGCGTAGTTGGTCAAACGGACAGTGGCTGTGACTGAGTTAAAAGTTACATCATCACCCTCAAGCTGTGCGTTAGCAGCAGCAGAATCCAACGCATCTGTTTGCCATTCAAACAAAGTGTTAGTGATATTCTCACGCCCAATGTTAGAAATGTACGGTGTTTCTTCTGGTGAGATATTAGTTATTACATTTGAAAGATCTTCCCGAATGCCTTTAGCACTATAGGTTGTAAATGTGTTCGTTACGATAGCCATGATTTTTCCTTATTTCAAGAGTTGAAAGATTGCATTGGCCGCGTCATCGACACGGCCAGTTTTCGCGACGCGCTGTTGTGCTCGCAATGTCTCAGTATTATTAGAAACTCTTCCCGCCGCACCAGGCTTTGCGGGTCTTGGGCCATTGTTCGTCACCGGCTTAATCTGCCCACGCTTGGACATCATCTGGTCGTATAACGCTGCCTTACGCAGCATCACAACCGCCCTGTGATCTACAACATTCTTCAGTTCATCAGGTGAGAATCCAGCCTTCTGGCCGAATTGAACAAGCATTGCTTTTTCGGCCGCAGCTTTCTTTGAGTCTTTCCACTCAGGTATAGCCGCCACCAACGCCTCTTGTTCCTGCTGCAACATCTGATTGCGATATTGCATCTGCTCTTGATTGGATAACTCAGAGAGTCGCTGCTTTTCCGATTGGATGGCCGCGTTTCTCTCTTGGTTTTCACGCATCATCTCGCGCTGCGTCACATACTCAATGGGGTCTTCATTTCTGAGACGTTCCCAATCAATGTTCGGCTGCGCTGCCTGCTGAACCTGCGCCTCTAGAGCACCTAATAATTGAGCGTATTGCTCACGCTCGGCACGCACTGCCTGCAACTCTGCCTCAGCGTGCTTTCGCACCTCGGCAATTTGCTGCGTTTTGCGTGTGTAATCCTGAGTCCTTGAATATCCCTTCTGGAGTTCCTCCAGCGTCACATCGACTTCTTTACCGTCAACCTTGACGGTGAAGACTTGTGGCTGTTCTTCCTCTTCAGAATAATCATCTTCTTCGGATTGTTCGGCATCAGTTTCATTATCAACCGCGTCTGCTTCTGTTGATAACTCCTCATCTGCCGCCGTGCCCTCTTCGGGCAACTGCGCCTCGCCTGAATCCTCTTGTCCCTCTTCGGGGAGTATTCCTGCAAGTGCATTGGCTGCTTCAGCCACATTCATTGGACCTTGGGCTGCACTGCCTGCTGGCGTTGGTGCTACTGTTTGCATGGTCTATTTCCTAATTAAACAATATTTTTGGTTGCGCGTTCAATGGCACGCTGTGCCACCTTGCCGTTGTCGATCATTTTGGTGGCCTCAATGCGGAAGTTTTCAATAGCCTTGAGCATTGACCAAGCAATCTCGCGCTTGGCAGTTTCTTCGGGTTTACTCGACTCAAAAACCCAATATTGATCATTTCGCATTTTTTCCAAAACAGCAGAGAAGACTTCGTCTTGCATCAATTGGCTGGCTTTTTGGCCTTTGCGTACTGCGTCATCACTCATTTAAACCATTCCATTAAGGTTGATGGGTGGAGGCACATTCGCCGCTGTCTGCACAGCCTGTTGGATGATTGCAGACTCTTGCGCCATCGCCTCCCGATCCATAGACTGCTGCGCTTGAATCTCAGCAGTGCTAATTTGTGTCTGGTACTTTAACTCAAGTTCGTATTTTTTGAGCATTAAGTCTTGCGCCATTTGATCTCTACGGTAATCGTCATCGCGGATCATCTGCTCGCGCTTCAATTCCAACTCGGCAGCCTTCTTCTGGATGTCGGCTTGGATCGACTGAGCCTGCACCTGCGCCAGCACTTCTTCTGGTGTCGGTTTTGGTGGTTGTGCTTGCGGAAATTGGAAATCAGCAGGCAGATTTTGTATATAGCTTGATGCATCCTTAAAGCCAGACAACTCGATGATCTTCTGCATAGTGCGGATGTACATGGCCGGAGTCGCCACAGGATTGTCCAAACCATACTGCTGAATGATCTGATCTTGTTTGTTAGCGATCATGGTCAAGCCCTGTATGCGCTCATTGGTGTCGCCATTGCCCAGACCAATATTGATGGTCACATCCATGTTTGCATTCCAGACGCGAGGATCGATCTGCACCCACTCATTACGCAAGCGCACCATGCGAGGCTTGTCCTGATGCGTTGTCATCAGATACAGAATGCCCTTGAATAGCTTTTTCATGCCCTCGGCCAGAATGCGTGCTTGCAACTCCAACCGACTCTGGCTGGCGCTGACGGTTGCGGCCACCGCCGCTTTGGTGGTTGACTGCAATGCGTCAGGATCAAGTCCCATCGCAGCCTTGCTCATGCCGGTGCGGTCTTCGCGCATCTGATCCATGTAGTCCAGCATGGGGAATGCGGCTTGTCCAACGAATGGCGTGCTGAACGGCTGCACCATGCCTGGCGCACGCATCCGAATAATTGCGCCGGTTTCGTTATTCAGCACATCATCAATA